CGGCCACCGCGCACACCCGGGCCAAGAACCGCGCCTTCGCCGACCTCTTCGGCCTGGGCGAGGTCTCGGCCGAGGAGATGATCGACGAGCCCCGGGCTGTGGTCAGGCGTGCGCCGGCGGCCCGCAAGCCCAAGAGGCCGGAACCGACCCCACCACCGGGGACCGTCGACCTGGCCACCGTGCTGGGCGACATGACCCAGCGCCAACGTGACGACTTCCGCTCATGGCGCAAGGCGAAGGGCTGGGATTGGCCGCCCGCCGACGTCGAGCAGCTCTCAGCCATGGCGCTCGAGGTCGACCGGTTGCTCGCCGCCGAGGCCGAGGAGCACGACACCTACGACGGTCCCGACGAGTGACGACCTGCCAGGTCCTACCGAGCTGGACGGCCCACCCGTGCCCGGGTGAAGCCTGCGCGACGTGGGTCCACCATGGCAACGTCAGCGTGCCTGTGTGCGAACAGCACGCGTCCCTATTGCGTCAGGGCAGTTGCACGGTGATCTCAGACGACGAGGAGGCGCCCTTGGACGACTGAGCCCGCCCAGCCCTCGACGAGAGGAGGCCATGCGCCCCCGTACCGCCGTTTTGCTTTGTCTCACCGTTCTCCTGACTGGAGTTCCGCTGTGGATCACCTTGACAACGAATCCGAGTCCACCCTCACTGAGGACCAGCTTCGCCGGAACCTCGAGGCCCTTAGCCGAATTGTTGCCGACCTCGTGGACGACGTCGACGACGCTGTCGTCACCCTCGCCTGTCTCGACGCCAAGCTTGCCGCCCTCACCGCCGGTGACTACGCCGAGCTATGACCAGCGCTGGGACGCCGTGGCCGTCTGCGAAGAGGGTGGCTGGGTCGGAGCAGCCGGAGCCCGTTATCCGGACTCTCTGGGCATCTCAGCGGCCAACTGGGGCGCATACGGGGGCGGATCCGATCTCTCACCCGCCGCTCAGGTTGCTGTGGCCGAACGCATTGAGGCAGCTGGAGGTCTGGCGGGCTTCGTTCCCGACCAGCACGGCTGTGCCGCCTGGTGAGCCGTGAACGACGACGCCCACCTCGAGCTCCTGGCCGAGCTGCGTCGGCTCAACCGCGAGTTGGCCCGCCACGGCTGCCCCCGCGACACCTTGACGTCACCGCACGCCGTCGAGTCGCTCGACGAGGTCGAGCTGGGCATGCTCGTCAAAGCCGAGGGCCGGCGCCTGGCCAAGCTGCGCCAAGTCCAGAGCGAAACGCTTTGACACGTGAGCGTCCGGATCATGGCCGCCGTCTGGGATTACTCCAAATCTCAGGGAGTATCCCGGCTCGTGCTGCTCGCCCTGGCCGATCACGCCGATCACGCCGGCTATTGCTGGCCTTCGGTCGAGACGGTGGCGCGCAAATGCCGCGTGTCCGAGCGTACGGTCCAACGCGCCATCGCCGAGGCCGAAGCGGCCGGCGAGATCACACGCGCCCTGATGCAAGGACGCGGCTACACGAACCTCTACCGATTGATGCCCGGGGCTGTGGATTCTGTGGATGATCCATCCACAGGGGGTGACACACAGTCACCCCTAGGGGTGACACACAGTCGCCAAGGGGTGACATCTACGACGCTAAAAGGTGACACACAGTCACCCAGAACCGTTAAGAACCGTAAAGAACCGCGGCTCACCGACTTGAACAATCCACAGACCACAGCCCCTGAGGACGTACCGGGCAAAGTCGAAGAGATCCGCGCCTCCCTCGAGAACCACCCCTCTGGTCGAGTTGAGCGGTGATTGTCAACTATGGCGGCCTGGCCGTGCTCGTCTTCATGGCGCTGCTCGTGATCTTCTTCGTGCTGGTCGGCACGTGAGCGTGGATCCCCGATGAGTCCAGCCGCCCACGAAATCGTCGAAGTCTGCGTCGTCGCCTCGTGTGCCTGTGGCGCCCGGGGCGAAGGTGACAGCGAAGCGGCAGCGCTCGACGACCTCGACGCCAACTGTGCCCAGCTCGACGACGTGGTCGAGGTGCTCGACGACGAGAGCCCGCCACCGGCCCCGAGATTCAGCATGCACCGCTACTTCCAGGACAAGTCTCGGGGGCGGCGGTGAACATCGAGCACGACGCAACCGTTGAGGTGGGGCCATCGAGCGCCCGGGTGGTGTGCTCGTGTGGTTGGGCCACCGCTCCATGCCTCGAGGAGTCGATCTCGACCAAGGCCGAGGTGCTACGTCGGTGGTATGAGGAGCACTTCGTCGCCAAGGCACGAGCCCAATGACCACGCCCCGCCAGTGGTGGCGCCGGCGCCGGGCCCGACCATTCGACTGGGCCGAACACTGTCCCGAGTTGCTCGAGCCCGGCGGCCACGTGCACCTGGTCTCTGCGTTCCCGCTGCACCGACCTACTACCAGCGCCGAGAGCGACGTCCTAGGGCGTTGATCGCTCGGCGCTCGCTGTTCACGATCAGCGCACCACCGCGGCAGTTGCACGCTTGGCACGCGGCGCGCAGGTTCGTGGCGTCGTGTGTGCCGCCGTTGATCAGCGGCACGATGTGGTCGACCGTTGTGGCAAGGCCGGTGCAGGTCGGGCCGCGCATCTGACAACGCCAACCCGCGGCGGCCAGCACACCAAGGCGGGCCCGGTAGTAGGCGGGTTCGCTGTAGCGACCGGACACAGAAGCAAGAGTGCCACCAGTCGGCAGGGAAGGTCGCCTCTGGCAGTCTGCCCCCACCACCCCAGAGCGACTGGGAATGGCCGCCCCGTGGCGCCGTGGCAGGAAAAGAAAAAATCAGAGACATGACCAGGTACTGCGCCGGGCACTCCCGACTACGACGCCGGCGCTGGCGGGGGGTGCCTGTTTTTCATCGGCACTCCTGTTCGGACCACGGGCCGGTTTTTTTACCCCAAGGGCCGCGAAACAAGCGGGACCAGGGGCGCAAGGGTCATGATGGGCGACATGACCGCGCGAGACGCCGCGAAGAGGGCGCAACCGGCCGCGCCCCGGTCGGCTCCCCGCCGGCGCAACCGAGCGGCGCTCGAGCACACCATCACGGCGCTGCGAAACGGCGGACGCCTCGAAGACGTCGACGCCGCGGCCGTCGCCCTGGCCCGGCACCTGGCCGGCGCCCTCGACGAGGTCGACGCCGAGGCCCGCCCGGCCCAGGTGGCCAGCCTGGCCCGGGTGCAGCTAGCGACCCTGCGTACGCTTCGGGGCATTGATGACGACTCTCAGCGCGACGCGGACGTCGGCGACCTCCTCGCCATCTTGTCCTCCGAGGTGGGCAACCCGCCGCAGTCCTGAGCGCCCGACCACCGGGGTGCGACAGGCCCGCTTGGCCCGGGTGCTGAAGCATCCCCTCATGCCCTGGCAGCGCCTCGTGGCCGACGTGGCCGGCGAGATCGAGCCCTCCACCGGCCTGCCGGCCTATCGCGAGGTTCGGGTGACCGTGCCCCGCCAATCGGGCAAGACGTCGCTGATCCTCGTGGTCGAGGTCGACCGCTGCGTCGCCTGGGGGCCCAACCAGCGCGTGCTCTACGCCGCCCAGGACCGCAACAACTCACTGGCCAAGTGGGAGGAGCAGGCCCAGCTCGTCGGGCGCACCCCGCTGGCCAAGGCCATGGTGATGAAACGCCGCTCGGGCGGCGAGCGCATGGTCTGGCCGGCGACCGAGTCCACCATCGGGCTCACCGCCTCGGGCGAGTCCTCGGGCCACGGCCAGACCCTCGACCTCGGGGTGATCGACGAGGCCTGGGCCCAGCGCGACGAGCGCCTCGTGCAGGGGTTCCGGCCCGCCATGTTGACCAGGCCGAGCGCACAGATGTGGATCCTCTCCACCATGGGCACCGAGGAATCGCTCTTTCTCCACGATCGCGTCGACGACGGGCGGGCCCGAGTCGAGGCCGACGAGCGCAGCGGCGTCGCCTTCTTCGAGTGGTCGGCCGGCGACGACGACGACCCCGACGACCCCGCCACCTGGTGGGGTTGCATGCCAGCCCTCGGCCAGACCATCACCGAGAGCGTGATCGCCGCGGACCACGATTCCCTGCCGCCCGACGAGTTCGCCCGGGCCTACCTGAACCGGCGCACGACGGGCGGGTACCCGGTGATCGACCTGGCGGCCTGGCAGAGTGCGCGCGACCCGACCAGCCAGCTCTCCGGCACCCCGTGCTTTGCGCTCGACGTGACGCCCGATCGTTCGCACGGCACCATCGCCGTGGCCGGCTGGCGCCCCGGGCGCCGCGTGCACGTCGAGGTGGTCGACCACCGCCCCGGTACGGACTGGATCGTCGAGCGCATCGCCGAGCTCGACCGGCGCTGGCATCCCTGGCCCGTCGTGGTCGATCCCGCCAGCCCGGCCGGATCGCTCCTAGTGGACCTGGCCAGCCTGGGTGTCCGTACCGAGACGCTCAGCGCGAGAGACTACGCCGCGGCATGCGCGCAGTTCTACGATGGAATCATGAGCAGCGAGCCGGGCCTGGTCCACCTCGACCAACCGGTGCTCAACCTGGCCGTGGGCTCGGCCCGCAAGCGTGTGCTCGGCGACGCCTGGGCGTGGGCCCGCAAGGTCGGCACCGACGTGTCCCCGCTTGTCGGCGTCACCTTGGCCCGCTGGGGGCTGGTCAAGGCGGGCGACGCCAAGCCGCAGATCCTATGAGCTGGCTACGCCGGCACCTCGCTCTGGGTACACAGATCGCCGGCGTCGGCACGGTGGCAGTCGGTTTCGGGCTGCTCGATTCCTGGGCGGGCGTGGTGGCGGGCGGCGTGGGGCTCATCGCGCTCGGTGTGGCGAGCGAACTGGCACCGGGAGCGTGACCTAGTGGGCCTGGCACGCTTGTTGACCCGCTCTGGTCCCGTCCCGGTGCCGGCCACCGTGCCCTCTGGCGTCCAACAGGCCGCCGGGCCGCCCATGACGACCGACACCGCGCCGGGCGGTTGGTTCCCCTCGGCCGGCCGCGTGCTCAACCCGCCTTCTGAGGGCTCGGCGCTGTCCGTACCGGCCTTCTGGCGTGGGCACGCCTACGTCTGCGGCTCCATCGGCCTGTTGCCGGTGACGGCGTGGCGCGACACCGACGAGCTCGACCCCCAGCCGCCCGTGTTGCGCCAGCCCGACCCCAACCAGACGCCCATGGCGTTCTGGAGCCAGATCACCTCCAGCCTCACGCTCTACGGCAACGCCATCTGCGTCATCACCGGCACCGACCGCCTCGGCTATCCGACGTCGCTCTACCCGGTGCACCCGCTCTA